CATTTTTAGATAAAGCTCTAAGTAAAAGACAATTTATGCAAGAAGCAAGAACATCTCTTGGCGTTTCAGACGATGTAGCCATGCTTTCTGGTGGAGTTTTAGGCAAACTTAGCACGATGGGCAAGAGCTATCATGCATCTTTAGCAGCAAGACCCAGTAGGGCAAGTTCAAGAAATCCAATGAGACGACGTGCTGCCCAAAAGGCCAATAAAACAAGGTCTGGAATCAATAGAAGCTTAAACGCTATGGGGCAACCAAACGTACCAGGTTCAACTATGAATCAAAGAATAGCAATGACTGCACCAGGATTGTTAACACAAGGATTTCTTGATGACGTTGCATCTCTTTTAGATGGCGATTTAATGGCTAAAAAATTAATTCCCTTAAACCATACAGGCCCTAGTGCGGGATCTCAAGCAAGATATAGGGCAATGTTTGAAAAAGCTATGGGAGGACCTGGCTCTAAAGTTGACGATGCAATGGATGCCATTAATAGCAGGACTGTTCGCAAAGCTGCAGGATCAGCTCTTCAAGCTGGAGAAAGAAAAGTAGCACTAAAACTTGCATCAAGGTATGCAGCAGCTCAATATGCCAAAGTCTCAGGCCCCTTAAATATAGTTGGAACCGCATCTGTAGCGTATGACTTAGGTAAAATGGCAGCTACTGGAGTTGTTTCAGCTGGCAATTTTGCTAAAGAAGCTGTAAAATCTATGCAGGGATCTATGAGAAAGCCACTATTTGGAATGGGTTATCAAGATAACGAAGTAGCAGCAACATCTAGGTCCAGAGGTGTCATGGCTATACAGAACTCAAGGTTAAACGCAAGATCAATGTTAGGCGCAGAAGCAGTAATGATGGCAGCGCATTTTGGATAAATATGTCAAATACAATAAAAAATAAAACAAATAAATTTAGAAAAGCATTAGAAAATTTATCTAGAGAAGATCTTTTAGAAATTATTAAACTACAAGATGTAGATACGCTAAAAGAAATTAATAGAATTGAATGGGTTTTTGAAAATAAACTTAAACACCTAAACTGGGCTGACGGATCAACAGTAGCAGAGAGACCTTTAAGCAACAGAGAATTATCTTTATTAATAGATGAGCCATTTGAAGTTGATTATGATTTAGTTGACGCTCGGAATAACGGCAGAGCAGCAAAGACAACTACATTTAGCTAAAGACCCATGTGTATGGGCAAGAGAATTTTTAGATGCAAGAACTAGAGTTTATCAAACTCTTATTTTAAGAGATCCATCTTTAAGAAAAGTTTTACGAGCTGGTCGTCGTTTGGGTAAAACTTTTAGTATGGCAGTTTATCTTTTGCACTATAGTTACACCCATAAAGATGGCAGATGTCTTGTTATTGCGCCTATGAAATCTCACGTTGAACTTATTTATCAAGAGATAGTTAGATTGGCGTCTAAAAATGAAATAGTTCTTAATTCAATTACGCGCAAAGTCACATCCCCACAATTTATGATTCAATTTTCTAATGGATCTACAATTAGATTCTTTACTTCAGGCATGCGTTCGGGAGGAAAGTCAGACGTAGCCAGAGGTCAAGAAGCACATGTTATTGTTCTTGACGAAATGGACTATATGCATGCAGACGATCTTGACGCGCTATATGCAATGCTGCAGAAAACAGCGGAAGATCAACCAGATAAAGTTTTGATTGGAGCTTCAACTCCAACTGGTCGAAGAGAGAGATTCTGGGAATGGTGCAGAAGTCCTAGATTTAAAGAGTTTTGGTTTCCTTCATATTGCAATCCATATTTTTCTAAAGAACAAGAAGATGAATTTAGAGAGCAGTATTCCGAAGTTGGTTATAGGCACGAAATTGAAGCTGACTGGGGAGAGGACGCCGAAGGTGTTTATCCTAGAAAGTTTATTGATATGGCATTCATGGATCCAGGCTGGAGATATCAACCAGAAATGCAATCAGCCAGAAGTTTCTTTACCATTGGTGTTGACTGGGACAAATATGGAGCAGGAACAAATATTCTTGTGCTAGAAGTGTGCGCACACAACTATGAAGAAGAAAGGTTCAGAAACAAAGTTAGAGTTGCATATAGAGAAGAAATAGAAAGATCTGAATACACACTAACAAAAGCTGTTTCTAGAATAGTTGAATTGAATGACATATTTCAGCCTAAGCATATTTACGTTGACAGAGGTTACGGAGAAGTTCAGGTAGAACTCCTACATAAGTACGGTGTTGAAAATCCAATATCTGGATTAAAAACAAAAGTAAAAGGAGTTAGCTTTAGTGAAACAATAGACATAAGAGATCCATACACTAAACAATTGGTTAAAAAAGAAATTAAACCATATATGGTCGACAACCTTAGGCAATATCTGGAAAAAGAAGCAATTTTATTTCCTGCAGAAGATGATGAACTTTATGTCCAATTAATTTCTTATATTGTTTTAAGAACAACCCAAACTGGAAGGCCAGTCTTTGAAGCTGGAGGATCTGCAGTTGACCACGCACACGATGCCTTGATTCTAGCTTTACTATCTATAACAGAGAACTATAGCGACTTGCACAAAGCAAAGTTTGCTTCTAATACTGAAACATTTTCAAACACATTCTTTATGCCGAAATCAGGATCTAATGAAGACGGGGAATCTGAAAATAATTCAAGATTTGTTTCAGATAGAAATTCAAGTTTAACCAAAAGCAAAATAGGCTATAATAGAGGGTTCTCAAGAAAAAGCGGATCTTCTATTAAAAGAAAGATATTTTAAATATTATGTCAACATATGGTTTAGGAAAAAATACAAATATAGATAATATCTTTAGTGATTCTGGTTCAAAAGAGACTTCTTTTGTGGACACAAGACAAAGAGAGAATGCACTTGCGGGAATGAACAATCCTGGAATGGTAAATAACTTAAGCGACGAAAAATCCAAGATCCTTTTGGAAAATGTAAGATCTTATGTCTTTAACGCTTTTAATACAATCCAAGGAATGATAGAAGAGATTGACACAAATCTTTCTCAAGTTGTTATAGACCCTTATTCTAGTCTTGAGCTAGAAGAGAGTCATAGGGCTGTCTGGAAAGACGCTACAAAGCATAAAGAATCAGCAAAAGAAATGTCAGAACCAGCTGCCATTACTTACGAACAATACCTGTATGCAAACAAACACAAATGCAGGGCATGTAGATCTTTTATTAAAGAGTATGAATTAGCTGTGAGTCATAGCAGTTTTGGACATTTAGTAGAAATAAAAAAAAGTTTGTCTTATCTTTTGAATGAGGCAACTTTGTTAAGAAATATTGTTATCAATTATTTAGGAGACGATTATGTCGATGAAACAGAATCACAAATTTCAAAATACATCACAGATTGGGCAAACTCAGCAACGCACTATACGCAACAATTTGCCAAAGAAATCACAGCAAAACCAATCGCGATTCCGCAGTCCGAATTGGATCAAGTCTCCAAAAAACAAGCAGCTCAATTTCAAGCATTTTTTTCGATCAAAATAAACTCTTTGCAAATGGAATTGCAGACTCTATTAAGTTTAATTAAAAGAGACAGTGTTGATTTAGGTGAAACTTTTTATTCAAACTATTTGCTTCCAGCTTTAAATTTTAAATCAAAAGTTGTTGATCCACTCATGTTGGATATAACTACAACAGATTTAAGAGATAAAGCTCCAAAACTTATGGAAGAAATGTTTGTAGCTAATAGCGCAATCATAGGAAATTTAGGTTCTGTGACTGCAGACTTTTTAGAAAGAAATAATCAGGTATACAAAAGATTTGATGCATTTCTTCAAGCAATAAGACTAAAGAGAAAATATGTAAATTATTTAAGTCAGCTTGAAGTTTTAGGAGTCAACAGAAATCCAGTTTTAATTATTGATGATGTAGAAAATTTAGAAAAATACAAACAAATATTTAAAACAATATATGTAGATAACTCAAAACGAGAATCTTTAAGATCTTCTCACGGAGAACTTGATGACATAGATGAAGATGCTCACCCGCAATACCTAAGAAAAGATGGTGGCACAATAACAGGTGATCTATTTTTTGCAGACGGTGTAAAAATAGCAGGAATAGATTTATCAAACCATAGCCATAGCGGAGAAGACGGAAGTGCCCCAATCCCCGCAGATGCAATAGACTACGCTGCAGCAAGAGCACAGTATGTGCAAGACAATACAAATAGGCCATATGGCCAACTAACTCTTGTTTCTCTTGAGGAGACCGGATTGGTTGGTGGAGTAAGACAGTTTGAGGCAACTGTAGAAATAGAAATAGACGAAGACAAACAAGATGCCTACGAGTTTGAAATTTTATATAAAGAGTTGTAATAATGAGCTGGTTTACTTATACTGATAATAGTTCTGGAACTTTCTACGCTCCAGTAAGAAGAGAAATATTTTTTTCAAATATTGATGAAAATTTAAAAGTTGGAGATTGGATATTTGTATCTTTAGCAGATGTAAATATTGGAAAAGTTTTTTCCGTTGGAGGAAGCGCTATAGACGAATCTTTTGATAGCGATTCTTACTTAGTTGTTTATGAAGAGTCCGGAAATCAAACAGCAACTTACAGCTTAATAGACGCAGAAGAAAATTTATATTTCAAGGCTGTAACCGCAGTATCTAGTGGGTCAAGGCCAGTAGGAAAATACTATGTGTACTATCACGCAGATAATATTCAGTACATAGAACTTTCTGGATCAAGCTACGTAAAAACAACTCCTACAAGTGGAGCAAATTTTATTGGAAGTTTATCAGGATCTGCAACAAATACTTTAAACTATTATTCAAATGAAGTACTAGGAAGTTCAGCTAACGATAGAGTTGCAGTACTGGGTTACGTGTCTGCAACAGGGTCTTGGGATTCTTCAACCAGCACTAACTCTGGAGATAAAGCAATGGGAACATTTAATGGTCCTTTTCTTAAAATATACGGAGATAAAAATACTGAAGCTGGAACTGTAAAGATTAAAATTATAAAGACTTCTTCTTCTGGAATTGGACAAAAAGTAATGAAGGAAGAAGAGATTGATTTATATAGCGCAACCGCACTGACAGATACAGTTATTTATTCTGTAGATACAAAAACTTATACTGAGCTAGAAGACTATGAAGATATATATGGTTCTTTTTCTTTTGAGATAGAAGTTTTAGAAAAAAAGAACCTTTCTTCAACTAATAAAAAATGTAAAATAAGTAAATACGCTTTCTCTAAAAATTATAATCTTTCTGTTAGACAAGAAGAGATAGAAGAAAATATAGCGTTTATTTCAACAGGAGTAGTAAGATAATGGCAATCATAAGAAAAACAGTAAGTGGTTTAAAACCAGATTCAAATTATCTTTTTGCAGTTAAGCCAAAAAATACAGAAATATCTGCATCAGATACTATTCCAGATTCAATAAGAATTAAGACTCCATCTTCTAGTTCTGTCCCAAGTGGCATTACAGGTTTTGAAGTTCGATGCAACTTTGAATCTGTTATGTTTATTATTCAACCAGTTGCAGATCAAGACTTTGCCGAATATGAATATGAAATATATGATGGGGAAACTATTTCTTCGACTTTAGTTTCTACGGGAAAAAAAAGGTCAACAGTCTTTGTTATTTCCGTTGCAAACACAACAAGAAATGTTAATCCAACAACAGGGGCAGAAACTGTAGCATATAAGAAATATTACGGAAGAGTCAGAGCAATTAATACTTCTGGCACAGGTGGAGCATGGACAGCTCTTGCAACACATAGCGGAAATATACCTTTAATTGAAGATCAATATATTAGTTCATTAACAGCTGGAAAAATAACCACAGGCTTAATGACAGCAGAACAAGTAATTCTACAGAATGCATCAGGGACTTTACAATCCTACACTCCAACTAATGGAATGTCAGTAATTAGATCTTCTAATTTTATTGAAGGAGCTTTGGGTGTTGGTCAAGGTTGGATAATCAAAGGTGATGGAACAGCACAATTTGATGCAGCTTCAATTAGGGGAACCTTATCAGCTAGCTCAATATTTATAGACGCCTACAATAGATGGGCAAGAAACTCTGGAAATACTGCAGGCAATTTGGAATTTGTTGTAGGTAACGCAACTAATCAGTTGTACTGGAATCCAACTGGAGGAACTGGTAGTGGATCTCTATTAAAAGTTGGAAACTCCACTAACTACATGCAGTGGGACAATAATACGTTAACTGTAACTGGAGCAATAACTACTGGAGCTAACATATCAAGTTCTACTGCAGGCGGAATAGCAATAGGTTCTACTTCTTTATATTTTGGCGCAAATCAATTCGCAAACGCAAATACTCCATTTTATGTTGACACATCAAGTAGGTTTTCTTTAGGGGATAAATTATATTATGAAGTCGTTGGAGGAACTACCCCCACACTAACTGTCAATGGAGTTATTAATGCATCAGGAGGAACATTTAGTGGATCAATTAATGCAACAGGAACAATTACTGGAGGAAATTTAATTGGTGCCAATATTCAAAACACTGCGATTGGCATAACTCCAACTTTCAAAGTAGATACTTCTGGTAACGTTTTTGCAAACAACATCTATGCAACAGGAACTGTTTCTGATCTTGGATTACAGATTAGGGCTGATGGTACTGGTGGAAGCACTTCTGGTGCAGTATGGGTATTAAGCGCAAATGGAAAAGAAACAAAAATAGGAAACAAAGAAGGATCTTTAAATATAAGATGGAGAGACGCAGCTGGGACAGTTCCTGCAGCAGTAGTTCTTGAGCCCGCATGGCTAGATAACACAACATGGCGTCAAACTAGACATTTTGAGATTAATATGGCAAGTGGATATGCATTCTATATTAACTCAGATATAGTATTAAGAGGATCTGGATTAGATGGTAGTCCTACGCCAAGTAATAATTTTTTTAGTGATAGTCCAGTCGAATCTTCATCTAGTTCTGGATGGCCTGCTAGGTGGATATCGACAACGTCAAAAGGCGACTATGCAATAGCTAGAGGAACTTCAACTCAAGCAAATAAAGAAAACATATATCCTGTTTCAGCTTTTCAAGCTTTAGAAATTTTAAAAAAATTACAATTAAAACAATTTACATACAAAAAAAATGCACTTGATGATGACACAAGTTATATGATAAAGCAACTAGATATAGACTATGGATTTATGGCTGAAGACGTAGCAGAAGAAATACCTAGTTTAGCAATATATGATTTTACGAAGTCTGGAAAACAAAGAATAAGAAGTGAAGATTTTTCTTACGAAGATTTAAATAACCCTGAATATTTAAAGCCAGCACAGTGGAAAAATAATGCGGTCTTAAGTTTATTAGTAGGAGCAGTGCAAGGGTTAAATGAAAGAGTTGAATTTCTAGAAGCACAACTTGCAGCACAGTAAATCAAGTGCTATACTCTACAAGTAATTTCTATATTAGGAGAAACAATGCAAGAGTCTAATTTAGATGTAAATCTAATTATTCAATCATTTCAAGAAAAAGTTAGCCAGCTTATGACAGAGCTAGTTGTTAAAGAAGCAACAATTAAACAACTGGTATCTCAAATCCAGCAGGCGTCAGAACAAAAAGAAGATTTTTCAGTTCCAGAAACAACAAAGAAAGAAAAGTAAAATGTCACAAGAAGAAACAGTAGCAGAAGCACCAAAAGAATTCACAATCACTATTAATATCAGTGAAGCAAATTTAGCTTATAAAAGCGATTTCTCTGAGCCAGAGACAATTTTCTGGCTTGAAGCGGTTAAGAATATTGTTCTCAATAAGACCTTTGAAGCAACTGGTCTTAAAAGCTGAATATATTAAATAAAAAACCGTACTATAGAGAAATAAATTAAAACTCTGGAGTACAAAACACATGCCTATACGTCAGTATCTACCCTTTCAGCAGTCTTCTAGTAAAGAGTTTGACTTTGCTGCCGCCCAGTTGGACGCTACCCAAATAAGTGGTTTAGCTAAGACTATGAAAGTTGCTGCCCTAGCACTTGGTTACCAGGGCACTAATTATTTTTATACGGGCAGAAGCAACTTTGAGCCATCTCCTTACGACTTTGATCGAATTATTCAAGCTGTTGATACAGATTCATATGTTAAGCAGGCGGTAGCAAAGTATAAAGACCTCTTCTGGAAAGAGGGCTGGCAAATAGTCGGAGAAAACCCTGAGGCAGTAGAGTATCTTTATCAAAGAATCGATTATATGGAGATGGCAATGAAAAGGCCATTTCTTGAATTTTTAATTGATTTATCTGATCAGCTTTTTAAGTTTGCAAATGTATTCATTGTTAAGGCTAGAGGCGATCTGTCTCAGTACTTTCCCTCAAAGATTGAACCCATCAATGCTACACAACCAGTAGTAGGGTATTACTTAATACCTACAGAGCAAACTAGAATACTTAGAGACAGATACAACAGACCTAAATCTTATCAGCAGCAAACTGATCCATTAACTTATGCGCCAACGGATAGAGATCCAGTTTGGTCAGCAGAAAGAGTTATCCACCTTTTCTTTGATAGAAAACCAGGAAGAGCTTTTGGAACTCCGTTTATGTCTAATGTTTTAGATGACGTCGTAGCCCTTAGGCAGATGGAAGAGGATATACAAAATCTTGTCCATAGAGAATTGTTCCCTCTTTACAAGTATAGAATCGGTACTGCAGATCAACCAGCAGAACCAGAAGAAATAGATCAAGCGGCATTTGAAATTGAAAACCTTAGAGCAGAAGGTGGATTAATTCTTCCTTTTAGGCATGATGTTGATGTTATCGGTGCTGGCAATTCGGCACTAGACGCTAGTGCTTATCTTGATCACTTTAAGGAAAGAGTAGCAATTGGCTTAGGCGTTGCTCCTCACCATTTGGGCATGACTCTCAATGGCGGCAATAGAGCCATGACTGAAAGGCTTGATACTGCATTATATGACAAGATAAAGCAGTTCCAAAAGCAATTTGCTGAAATGATAAGACTTCATATATTTAATGAGATTTTGTTTGAAGGCGGATTTGATCCAATTACAAATCCAATTGGAAACGAAACATCTGATCGTTGTTATTTTAAGTTTAATGAAATAGATGTTGATACTCAAGTTAAAAAAGAAACACACATTATACAAAAGTATGTAAGTAATCTTATTGGTTTAACCGAAGCTAGAATAGCTTTAGGTGTCGATCCAGAAGTTGAAGAGGATGATCTTTTTCAAGCTAAGCAAGGAAAGATTCAAATGGATATGGCAAAAGCTCAAGCTAAAATAACGCAAAATGCACAACAAAAGAATCAAAAAGATGTTGTCGCAGATGCCGATAAGCAAGAGCCAGCACAAAAGGGAGAAAGGAATCTTCCATCCAACAGAAGAGGTCCAGGCAATTCTGTTAGACCACAAAATCAACAAGGAAGAAATAATTCTCCTAATATAAAAAGATCAGACAGTTCATGGCTAGGTCTTGTTGAAAGTTTGCTAGAAGACGAGTATAATATATATCCAATAGACATTGAAGTAAACGAAAATAAGGAAACACAATGAGTTTTATGATTGAGTCAGAAATCTCCAAGCAATATCTTAGAGAAGAAGATGCCGTAGAAGGTTTTAGAGAAGCTGTAGAAAATGGTCAAGTAAGATTGGCTTTACAAATTCTTGTAGATATAGTTGACGCTTTTGTTGACATTTTTGAAGCTGTCACAGAAGGTGAAGACGAAGAAGAGGTCCAGCAAGAAGTAGCAAAAGAAGTAGTAGCAGAAAAAATAGAGCAAGAGCAACCAGTTGAAAAAATTGAGCCAGCTCCCAAAAAGACAGTAAAGCAAGAAAAACCTGACACACAGGAAGTATAATGAAGGTATTAATTGGTTGTCCAATTTATAAAAGAAGTTGGATATTCCCACTATGGGCATCAGCAATAGAAAGACAATCTGTTGCTCTTTCTGATATAGGTTTTATTTTTGAAGCTGCACCAGACGACGAACAAACAATAGCTTTTATAAAAAGATTTGTGGACATGAATCCGCAGATTGCCCATTGTGAAATAACTATCAGAGAAGATATTCCGCACTTTGAGCATTCAGCAAACTCAAGACAGTGGACCATGTCAAAATACCATAACATGGTTAATCTTAGAAACTCTCTTTTAAAAAAAGCAAGAGAAATTAGTCCTGATTATTATTTTAGTTTAGATTCTGATATAATAATTAAACATCCATCAACAATAGAACTTCTCACTGCGCATATCGACGATGGCGCAGATGCAGTAAGTCCACTAATGTTTATGACTCCATTTGACACTAAGTTTCCAAGCGTAATGTCATGGAAAGATGACGGATCTGACAAAGCCTATAGGCAAGAGTCTTATCCAATTGGAAGTTATTTTAAAGCAGATGTTATAATGGCTGCTAAAATGATGTCCAAAAAAACATATGAGAGTGTTAATTATGAATTTCATTCTCAAGGAGAAGATTTGGGATGGTGTCTTGACGCCAAAAGAAAAGGTCTTGACCTTTACAGCGCATCCTATATTTATGCTCCACACCTAATGCATGAGGAATTTCTTTTGAAGTTCTTAAAAGAAGGTGATCAAAGAGAATCTATTCTTTTTGAAAACTATATAAAAACGTGATATCTTTATATAAAATTGTTTAATGCTATAAAAGTAAATTACTATATATTTTGATCTAATAAAAATGGAGTAAACATGGCTTTTGACTTTGTCGAAAACTTTACAGTAAAACTACCTGATTTCTCTCAATCAGACTTTTCTTTTGAGGAAGCAAATAATCTTAATCAGGGATTAATTATAGAAGTCGCCGCTATTCATGAAGGCTTGACACGGAAACTATAATAACTACTCAGCTATTGAGTTAGAAAAAGCTCTTCAGTCATGGGTTGAACCATATCCAAAGCCAATTATTCTAAATCATGATTTAAACTCTGAGCCTATTGGCAGAGTAATGGCAGCCAAGATGGATAAAGAGCAAGATGGCTCATCTTACGTTAGGCTGCAGATTGCAATCACAGATCCAGTAGCTGTTCAAAAAGTTTTAGATAAAAGATATCTAACTGGATCAGTGGGCGGAAGAGCTAACAAGGCTGTTTGCTCAATCAGTGGTGCAGACCTTGCTAAAGAAACAGAAGCAGGAAGGCCACCTCTTTCTAAGTACAGAAGAGGTCAAGTTTATAAAGGCAAACTTGCATTTGTAGACATGCAAGATATTTCTTTTAAAGAATATTCTTTTGTCAATCAACCTGCAGATTCAAAGTCTAGCGTTAGATCGGTTAAGGGTCCTAATGCCGGCGATGTAGCAACAACTGATGGTGAATGGGTTGCTAAGAGTTCTGCTTTTGTTCTTCATATGAACGAAGAAGATATAGTGTCAATTGAAGAAAATCAATCAGTTCTTGCTTCTCTCAAAAAGAAGGAATCGAAGCCCTTGTATCTCCATCTTAAGGGTTCTTTCTTGACTGCACTTTCAATCCATGAAAGTGAAAATTATAATAACAATAATAACTCATTACTATCTGATGGAGATGAAAAAATCAGTACTGATTCTCAGGAGATTAAAACAATGGACAATGTCGAAATACAAGAGGACATCCTTGCTGTGGCCGAAGAGCTAAGCAGTGATCTTTCCTCAATTGCCTCAGAATCTGGCGAAGAACAAGAGCAACCAAAAGCTGAAGAGCAGACTAATGACCCAGAGGGTTCAGAAGAAGTTCCAGCTGAAGATGCTGCAGAAAAGCCAGAAGCTGAAGAGAAGGTCTTAGAAGACAATTCAGACAAGGCGGATGTACAAGCTCAAGAAGCTGTTGATTCCGAAAAAGCTGAAAAGTCGGAAGAGAAGTCTGAAGAAACTCAGGCTGTTTCCGAAGAGGAGAAAGAAGAGGAACCACTCAACGACAATAAAGAAGAAGTCGCTGAGACCGGTGATACTACTTTACTGCAAAAAGTAAAGCTCCTTGAGGAAGAAAATGCGAAACTTAAGAAAGCTCTACACAGAACTCTAGTAGAAAGAGTTGTTGATGCAAAAATTTCTGCAGGAGTAGAGAGCGCTGATTTAAGAGAGGGCCTAATTGAGGATCACTCAGCTAGAACCGCATCTTCATTAGCTGATTCTTTAAGAGATTTGGCAAAGATGCCAGCAGTTAAGGCTGCTATGTCATCAATGCCAGAAATAACTTCTGAGACAGAAGTTGTTGAGGGTGAGAATAATGTTCTTACTCTTGATGGAAAAGTCAAAGAAGAAAAAGAAGAAAAAGCCCCAAGTGTCGAAGAAATCTTTGTAGACGCTCTTATGGGTCGCCGTAAACTTTAAAACAACACTTTGCTTAAGGAGAAAAACAAATGAGCTTAGCAAAATTTCGTAAGGTAGGGACTAAAACTGGTTCTGGTCGTCTTGTGGTTTCTGAGGGTATCGCCCCAGCCGCATACCTCCT